AATCATACTTGTCAGCTTTTATTAACTCTAAAGCTAAATCTCTTGCGTGAGCGCCATAACCACTTCGTGTAGCTACTGGCCCTTGAAACAAAATAAAAGGTTTTGTCATTATAACTCCTATACCTTATATAAGGTGAATCGTTTACGTGGTGTCCACTCTTCGAATGCAGTGTCTATATCTTTGATGAATCGTTTACTCATATTTTCTGCTGTCATACCTATCTCTTCTGTCTGAACAAACTCCATTCCTTTTTCACCACACTCTTTTCTTTTTTCTTCACCCATATCATAAAAATGCTTTAATCCATCTGCAGCATCGTCATAAGTTGGTCTATCATCAAAAATGTATGGTGTTGGTGGTGAACCTTGTAAGGAAAGACTAGATGGGAATACTGGATATACCCAATCACCATGCTCTTTGTATCTTCCTCTATGATTAGATTGAAACTCATCAGTATAATCATCTACTGTAAGGTAAGAACCATCTTCTTTTTTGAAACCACATTGGTCTTGTAATCCACCTGTAACATTTACTACTATAGGTGTTCCACACATTAGAGATTCACAAGTTCCTAATCCAAATCCTTCATTAGATGCGATATTAATTGTAACATCAGCTATATTATACATCCAACACATTTGGTTGTTGTCTAACTTTTCATTTGAAAATATAACATCATAATCAGGACACATTTCTTTTACCACTGCTGGTAAATCTGTTCCATTGTCGTCTATTGGTTGAGTATGCATTATCAATGCACATTTTTTGGATTCGTCTTTAGGTAACATATCACAAAATGTTTTAAATGCCAGTACAACGTCACCAGGTAATTTTCTACGAATATTTCTATTGTTCCAAAATACCACAAAATCATATTGTTTGTTACCAAAAGCGTGTTGCTTATACTTCTTAACTTTATCGTGATTTTTATGTAAAGCATCTATTGGCATAAAAACATTATGATTTATACCATGAGGAACATAAGTGTTATCCCAATCAGTTCTTGGTTTCTTCTGACATACATTATCTACGATATTAACTGTTTGTCGTGATATGTTCATAATCAAATCACAACTCTCATAAAATGGTTCATTCCATCTTGGATAAGGTAAATTATCCCAAATATTGTAATAGAATATGGGAATGTTCTGTCTTAACTCATGTTCCATACTATATAACCACTGCCAAAATCTTGGGTCTGTATAGTGTAATATAGCATCTGGCTTTTCAATAGCCATTATGCTTCTCAATATTTCATCATTACCGTAACCACTTATCGGGTATATCTTTAGATATGCATCTTTAATACCATAATCTTTGGATACTGATTCTGATATGTCTACAACATTTCCCTGTTCGGGATGTTTTATTGCTCCACCTATCTGAACCCAATCATACCTATCTAATGTACCGACAACAAATTCTCTTGACATTGTTCCGACACCACTTGACATACGTAAATCGTCTGACAGTAGCATAATCTTTTTCTTTTTTGCCATATTAGTACCTACTACCACTTTGTGTTAGGTTGCTGTAAGACATTATCTTCTCTTGAAATTTTAAATCTGAACAATATAGATCCATTGAACGATTAACTAATTTTTGAAGAGTAAATTCCTCTTCAATACTCAGACCTTTAAACTTCTTATACAAATCGGTGAGAACTTTCACCGATGTTAGTTTGCTTTCCATATAATAACTCCATTCATATATATATAAATATAGATATACTAAGAAATAAACACAACTTTTTTATTGTATTTCTTAGCGTGATTAACTGCATTTTTTGTTCCTGATGTCAACTCTCCGTCCTTGATAAAAGCAACGACTCCATCTGAATATTTAATAATAGATTCATTTCTGATAAAGAAATGTTTGACGTTATATTCTTTTCCATATTTAAACTGACTTTCAATACAATAAGAGTTGTATGAATCGTGATAGGGTGGAAATTCAGTATATTTTATACCAAATTCAAGTGCATATTCTTTTGCATATTTATCTGCACCAAACTTAGCCCCACCACTAACTACTTCTATAAACTCACCATGTTCTTCTTTGAGTTTATAAACAAATTCTTTTATCTTTAGTTTGTTAGTATAGGTTCTTGAACCTATTATTGCTATCTTGACGGTCTCGATGTTTCGTATGCCTTTTGTTGGTTAACACTTAAAATAAAATTAGATATTTTCATGTATTCATCTAATGCTTTTGGTATCAATTCTCCGACTTGGGATTCGTAACTAAATCTGTTCCTATTAAATCTTTTGTGATTTGGAAGTGGATTGTTAGGGTCTACAACTTCAAACAAAACATAATCGTTAGCATCTATTTTATCATTTGGTTTGAATGAAGTTCTATGTTTAAAAGTATCTTCATATTTTGCTGCAAATTCTACAACATCTTGAGCATCTACAATACCAGGATCCATCCAAAATTTTAATGTCCAAGATGTATTAATCTTAGAATAACATTCTTTTAACTTTTCAACAACCATTTGTTGAGATTTCTTATTAAGGAATAAGTGGATTGGTAATCTTAGACTTATGTTAAATCTATCATACATATTTATTTGACTCCAGCATCACAATGTTCAGTTTGATTAAACTCACAGAATCGACAGTTCTTCTTTGATGCTTCTTTCCTATAAATATGTGATTGGTTATGTTCTCCATCAATAAAACATTCGTCTGTAAATGCTTTTATGTTGTTAGTAACTTTGTTGATACTTGGTGTACCATTTGCAGGTATAAATGTCTGAATCCTACGTTGGGGAAAGTCTACCTTTTCATACAACTTGCGTTTTACGATAAAGTATTCTATATCTATCTTATCTAATGGTATGCTATGTTGAGCACCATAGAACTGTTTGTATAATAATAATTGGTCTGTCTTAGTCTTGTCACCTTTAGCCCACTTATTCCAACCCATAGTAGAAGTCTTGATATCTATGATTTTATACTTTTCTCTTACAGTATCGTAGATTAAAACATCGATATAACCAACAAACTTAATCTTGTTTGGTAAGTCATAATCAATAGGAACTTCTATACCAACTAACTCATAACCCTTCTTACTGAAATACATAGACCTTTTCTTGATGAACCACTCTATTATAGCTAATCCATGTTCATAGAACTCTTGCATCTCTTCTTTAGTTGATATCTCTTCACCATGTAAATCTTCTACTATATCTTTGTAGTAGTTTTTCATCCTATGTAATAACATACTTGCTAATGGTAAAGCATCAGCTTTCTTGATATTATCATTATACATCACAGTTAGATATGTTTGTAATACATCGTGCATAGCTGAACCGAACAAGGTATGTATATTACCCTTGAATGTTCTTAACCCATCAATATAGTTCAACTTCCACTTGTGAGGACATACAGCCCATTGTGAATATTGACTGTAACTAATCTTTTTCATATCTGAATATACCACTTTTTTTCATTATAAGTCAAGCCTTTTTTAATCTTTTTATCTTCTTTTTAATACCCTTATTCAAATAATAAACATATTTGTTTTTACTCTTTCTCTTCTTAAAGAACACATCAGGATCCTTTGCTTCCCATCTTGAACGTATTCTTCTACTGTATGGTTTCATTGGTTGGCTTAGAGACCTACTATGATACTCCTTACCATCAACCATCAGAACTCTACCTGCGCCAGTCTCACCAAGAAACTCAAAGTTACTAGCTCTGTAGATAACACCTGTATGTCCATGATGTTTATCTGCAAATGAAACAATGACTTCATAATTTGTATTCTGTTTTAACCATTTTATAGTTTGAGATATAAAGAAACTCTCACTATTCTTAGGCGATTCATCTAAACAGACTAATCTTCTTAGTTCGACACATCTATCAGGATTTATAGGATTGTATGCTTTTGCAGTATTTGGCATAGAAGGTATAGCATACATCATAGCACCTACCATTCTTGGTATACCAAACTTACCTGGTGAGAATAGTGCGAAACATTCTAAACCTTGTATTCCGTTAGTGCTATGGCTATAGTGATGTTTAGCTATAAACTCTTGTATAGCCATTCGGGGAACTAACTCAACTGTGTAGTCTTTGAAATCAGCCAATTGTTCTTATGTCTGTTCCACTTGATTCAAAATACAACCCAACTGATTTAAGTTTTTTGTTATCTATACCAAACTTTTTTAGTCCAGCTGATAGTTCCATCTGACCTGCTTCAGTTAGCATATACATTTCAATAGCATCTACTGCTTCTCTAACACTAACTTCTAAGTCATTACGAACTACATTTACCATCCATTGTGGATAATCCATATTTTTCTTCTTCTTTCCCTTGATATATCTCAAGTAGTAATTTCCTTTTGGAATGATATCCATGTAAGTCTTGTAAATCAATTCTGGTTTCAAGCTATACTTCTGAACTTCATTCACTATGGGTAGGAAATCTGATCTCATTGAAAGGAATCGGTTTACAAGAAATGTAGACCAACCCTTTTTGTCTTCATCAGAAAGTGATTCCCAAAATCCTTTTTTCTGATGCTTTGTGATTTGATTTAAATAATCAAATACACCTTTTCGTTTAACCGTCTGTTTTTTCTTCGCCAAGTTCTTTACCTGTAATGTCAGTTCCTTCAAGTAGTTTTGATGGAACGTGTCCACAATTACCACAACTATAGACCTGAATAGGAACTATTCCTTCTTGTCCATTTGGTGACATAAGTGCTGATAGTTTCTTTAGTACATATGATTCTATGAACAAATAATTAGTACATTTTTCACACTTCATAGTGTCTGCTTGCGACAAATCAACTTTTACCTGTGTTTGTTTTGGTTTAGGTAATCTACCTTTTGGGTGCATACTCATTTTATTACTCCTAATAATTCAATTAACATAGCCATAAAGTTTATTTCTTTATCAACAACTTGCATATCGGACTGTTCGTATCTGGCTAATATCAATATAACAGCTGCCATATTACCTGCTGCAAACTCATCCACATTATCATACAATAATCTGAAACAATCTGAATAATCTCTGATAGCATTATCAGCAAGTAGTTGTCTTAAATTTGAGAAAGCAGTTTTCTTATCTTGTGTTTTAAGAATATCCAACACTTTTAATTTGTAGTCATTCTGAATAGTACTTTGCTTATCCATAACAATCTCATTGTCAACCACACTTCTTTGTGTAGCATTGATAATCTTTCTAACATCAGGATAACTACTGTCGATTAAAACCTTGACATCTCCAGCATTATACTTTAATTTTTCTTGTTCTATTATCTTGACAAGATGAAGAGCTACATCTTTTTTACTTGGCGGTATAATCTCAAATACTTGACAGCGACTTTGTAGTGGATCGATTATTCTTTCTACAAAGTTACAAGTCAAGATAAACCTACAATGTTTACTAAAGGTTTCCATAAGGTTACGTAAAGCGGCTTGTGCGTTAGGTGTGATGTAATCACACTCATCCAATACAATCACTTTCATATCCTTAAAACCAATCGTAGATGCGAATTGTCTCACCTTATTACGAACTGTATCTACACTATTCTCATCAGATGCGTTAATGTATAGATAATCACACTCAATATTCTTAACAATCAGTTTAGCAAGTGTGGTTTTACCTGTTCCTGCTCTTCCATATAGAAGTAGATGTGGAACATCATTAGTTTTGATGTATCTCTCTACTTTTGCTTTTAAATGTTCGTTGCCAACATAATTTTCTAACTTTGTTGGTCTAAATCTTTCTACCCATAATGAATGTTCAGCCATTTATTATTTCCTTTATCTGTTTTAATTCTTTTATTCTACAATTTGATTTAATATGTCCGTTGTAAGGTTGATTCATTAAGATAAATCCTTCTTGCATTCCACGTCCTTTAACCCAATTCTCAAAGTTGTTAGGTGAATCATCCACAAGATAATCAACATCAACCATCCACTTCTGCCAACCTTTTCTAAAGTATACCGTATCGAAATTTAATCCATATTTACCTAACCAAGATAAAGTGTGGTGTCTTGCGTGAAGTTTTTGGGATGTAACACAAACAAGACTATGACCTTTTTCTTCAGCCCAATCCATCAAATCATACATCTGCTCTATAGCACCTTGTATTGGATTACTATTACCCATAATCTCATCAGCATAATCATGCCAATAGATTTGCTGTAAATCTTCTTTGGTGCAATTAAAGTTATTAGCTAACTTCCAATCATTGACTTCTACGAAATCATCTTTCATATATTGAGGATAATGTTCACGAACTACCTTAGTAAGTCCATCACAAAAATCTCTCAACACACCATCTACATCTATTCCTATCTTCTTCATAACTATATTTTTTCCCATTTATAAGACCAGAATATACGAATAAAGACCAGTATATGTCAAGTCTTTTTTCAACTATCTCTTCCCATTATTTTTTTAAGGTCGTTACCCCGATAGAAATCAGTTTGTGATTCTTCCAAGTTTTCATAATTATCCAATATTTTCCCTCTAGCACATTCATATATCCAATCGGAACGTAAGTATTTAGTTGATAAAAACCCTACTTGATTATAGTCAAATAACCTATTGTATTTGTAATTGTTTAGATTAGGAAACTCATTTCCCCAGCTACTCAACCCTTTACCACCTCTGTAACCATACTCACTTGTTTCTTCATTTACTAACTCTGCTGAAACATATGCATCATATCTTGGTTCAAATCCACCTATCTCCTTAACAGTTTTGTATTGCATAGCTAAGAAACTTGGTCTAACACTTATAAGGTTTTTGATTGGTTTATTAAATATATGTCTATTCTCTTCCTTAACATAATCAACTGCTCTCATACCATCAAACTCTTCCTTAATACCAACATCAATAACCTTATTATAGTCATAGTTTTGAACAAGGTAGTTAGCACCATTACCCATAATCTTGTATCCGTCTAAAGTAAGAGTATCAACAACTATTTTAATAAATTCAAAATCTTTTATGACTAAATCATCGTGCATAAAGAAACACACATCTTCATCATCTATATCAAGATAGTTTATAGCTTGTTCGTATGCACCATACTCTTCTCCACCATTAGGGAATACCTTGTAATCAAAGTTTTCTTTTATAAAATCTGTAGGTTCTTTATGACAAGACCAAAAAACGTGAACATTATCTGGATTGTATTCTTGTAATGTATTGAAACCATTTAATACTGTGTCTTGATTCATGTGCCAACCACATATTATAAATCTAATCATGTTATGTATTTGTCAACTGAAGTAAAATAATCATCAATGCTAATCCTAAACATATAAATGTTTTTGTATTTGGAATTTCATTTAATAATCCCCAAGTCATTAGTGCAAATATTAAATTACCAAGACCAAATCCTATCAATCTGATATTCCACACGTAACCAAAATGTTCATATGAGAATCTCGTTGAATAGTAGAATAGATAACTGATTGGTAATCCTGCTAAAACTATCCACCATTGAGATTTCATAAATTCCCATCTGAATTGACCATTCATGTGAAAGAATGCTATTATGTGTCCTACTACACTAAGACCAATTGCTACTAATAACTTATTCACAATCTATTCTCCACTTCAATCTCATCTATTGGGGGAAGATATTTTTCAGCGTTTGTTGGATATGGTTTTAGTTCGTATTTCAAATTTTTCATATATTTTTTGTTTTCTTTTCTATTTCCTATAAAATAGATATAACGGTGCTTTTCTGGCTCTTTTCTTCTCCAAAAAGTGTGTCCCACAGCAGCCTTTAACTTTTCTATGTTATGGCTTCCAAAAGTTGCTGATACTGTTCTACTATGTATCCACTCATATGGTTCTTTGGTTAATGATATTGAATGATTTGGCATAAGATTCAATCCTGCTCCTTGATATAACCAATTGGTAGCTTTATAAATACCACCTAAGTGTAATCTATCAGGATCTGCATAGCTGATTAGTACCTTAACATCTTTATCCCACTTTTTTAACCATTTGAATGATTGTGAAATACAATAAGATTCTATATTCTTACCATAATCATCGTGGATGAATAATCTTGTCAACTCCAAAATATTTTTTGTTTGTAAGATTTCTTCATCTTTGAACATAGATTTCATAACCGATCTTCCTACAGGGTAGCCATAAGTCATACAACCAATAAGTTTTTCTTCAATCATATCCTTAAAAAAAGGATGTGGATTTTCTGACTTATAATATATACCTATGGCATACCTACAAGAAGAGAACTTGTGCGAATAATGATTTTTTATAATCATTCTTTTCGCAGTTTTCTTGTCTATCTCTTGCAGATAAACTTTTGATTTATCTACATATTCTTCCATTAGTCTACAGTAGTTTTAGCCACTAATACGTAACTTGAATCGAAATTATCTACCTTAAAACTAACCTTAGCCAACCCTTGACTTGAAACATAAAGAGTTGCTGATTCACAATCTTTATTTGCAGTTAGAACTTCTTTGAAAGTATCTGCATCAAAATAGATAGCATCATCAAGAGAAGATATTTTCTTAGCTTCTACAGGAATAGTTACCTTATTTGATTGTGTGGTTGAACTATAACCAATAACTATCTTTGCTTCTTCACCATCTGATAATATTGCGAAAGTAGAAACATCACTCAAAGCACCTTTACCTGATATGAAAGAACTGATAAATTGTTTATCTATCTTTAGTTCTAAATCAAAATCAGGAACATTTGACAAATCTGGTTTTTTTGAAACCACATCAAGACGTGCTAATCCATAATTTACTTTAGTGTTATTGCTCTTTTGACTAATAACCAATTGAGACACAACATCACCAACTTCATTAGCTTCAACAACCAACTCTCCATCCAAGACATTAAGTAACTTGATTAAGTCTTGTATCTCATAGAGACCCATTTCATAATCACCGAAACCATTCTTAGATAGAACAATATCACCAACACAACTTTTTGCTGAATTGATGAATGAACAACTAAGAGTATCTTTTGTTGAAACTATAGGGGCAGATTGTGTCTGACCGCCCAAGTAAAACCTGTTGACAAATCCCATCAACGTTTGTTTATCCATTATGTAACTCCTTCTTTATATACATATATATAAGTATCATTTTATTTTCTCAAAATTAAAAGAATTTATTAAAACCAAAATCATCATTTGGTTCTTCCCACTTTAATGCTTCGTATAACATCTTAATTTTCTTAGCTAATGCTTGTTTATAGATTTTATCCGTATCAATATATTGTTTTATATAATCCAATACTTCTTTTGGGTCTTCATGACCTTTATAACACAAAGTATCAAATTTCAACGGATTGTCTTTTAAATAAGTCCACTTAATTTTTTCTCCATTACCAACTGCAGGATATTTTTTATTTAATTTATTGATAACTAAAAAGTTATTATAGTTTATTGCTGACTTAACATGAACAGGAGCTCCTTTTTTTGGAGTTATAAAACCATCAGTAATTTGAACAAACTTTTTCACATTTTTAACTGAAGTTGGCATTGCTATCGTGTCATATTTTTTTAACTTCATAGATTTCTTAAAGTTAAGAATAAACTCATTAATCTTTAACATTGGAACACCAGCTAATATATCTTCCAATACCTTAGTTAGACATTCCTTGAATGCTCCAGGGAAACTTGAACGAACTATATCTAAACCTTTTACATGAAGTTTATTTACCTTAACACCATTATCATTGATAATCTTCATACCATATCGTTTCTTAGTAACAAATAAACCACTTTTAGCAATCAATTCCTGCTTAATCTCAAACCTATGTTTATCTATATTACAAAACTTCTTAGCAAATAAGTCATATGAATTGTTAAGATACTTTTGAACCTCTGATGCAATCTCTAATATTTTACTTGTCATCAACGTTTCATCTTTGATGTCTACGTGTGGGTATTTCTTCTGAATGATAGGAATAGCAGAATAGAAAACTGAATCTGTATCGATGTATATACAATAATCCTTTTTATCTCCCACTATTGAATTGTAGAAATGATTAGACATCCTCTTAGTATATTTAATCAACTCAACACCTGTTGTGGTAGTTGCTTCTGCATTATCTAAATCATAGAAACGAAATATAGGTAATCCCAACACACCATACAATGAGTTTAGAACAACCTTTTGAATGTATTGTCGTCTATCAAAGTATGCATATTTCTCTTTATCACCTTGATCAGCAAACTTCTTAGCTAACTTTCTAAACTGAACTCTATCATTAAACCAATTTTCTAATAATGTTGGTATTAAACCTTTTCTATCTTGTGTGTATAATATACCATTTGAAGATACAGAAACGTTGTGAGTTTCTAAAAAGTTCTTGAACTCACTTGTAGTTAGTTTAGCACTATCTTTACCATTCTTATCTTTAATACTGTATGTTCTATCTACACCTTTAAGAAATGGTTCTACATCCCAACTATCTAGCTTACCCAACTTAGTTTCAGGAGATATATTTAAACTCATAATGATAGATGGATACATACTTGTAATATCTAAATCATATACCCATTCGTGTTTACCCTTTTGTGGATCCTGAACATATGCACCTGCAAACTTATCTTTACCATCCATCAACTCTCTGTTTGCTCTTATTTTATTTGGTGCTACAATACCAATCTTTTTCAGATATACAAGAATAGCACCCTCAAGAAATCGTGACGAGTAATAAACATCTTCATAAGGTACGTGTCCCAAATGACATATAGCCCTAGCAATACCGATGAAATCTAATTTTGCATCAAGTTTTTCAAGAATAAGAACGTCATTTATATTATATTCTACAAATCTGTTTCTATCACCATCATATAACTCATTAAGTGTTCCCTCATAAGATACTTTATTTATACCAACTTCTAACTCACCAATATCATCTAATCGATATGAAGACCTCTCACCAAATGTAAGTTTTCTATATAACTCAAGATAATCAAGTGAAGCCACACCCGCAATCTTATATGTTCCTTTATATTTTTGCCATTCTACTATACCGATTGGTGATAGACAGTTTGCAGTTTGTTGTCCTAATAATCTTAGGGTGCGATTATAAAGATAGGGAACATCAAATCTATCACTATTCCAACCACTAATGATTGAAGGTGATATCTCAAGATATTTTGTAAAAAATGCAGTCAGTAGATCTCTCTCATCTTTGAACTTAATAACAGTTGTTTCACCAAACTGATTTGCATTAACCTTATTTTCTTTGTCAAGAACATAACAATAATATTTTCGTGTTAAAGCGTCATAAAATGCAATAGATGTGATTGTATTTTCAGCTTTACTTACATCAGGAAAACCTTGCGTAACCTCAACCTCAATATCAAAAAACATAACACGATGACCCTCAGATACCTCATCCGAATCTGTATAGTTATCAACCAAATATCTAATCTCTGGCGCAACATCAGATTCAAAAGGTGTATCAGTTTCATCTATTCTACTGATAGGTAGCTTACGTAACTTATCACCATATAATGATGTATGAGTTCCCTTACCGTCTTTTACGTAGGCGTATTGACTGAAAGGTACAACGGAGTATCCTTTTTTGTCATCCCAAATATGTATTCTTCGTCTTTTAAATTGATAAAAGATGTTTTGATATATAGCTATACCTCTTTAATTTGATGTGTGAATATACGAATAAAATAGTATATAAGTCAAGCTTTATTTTATTTCTTCGCCTGGTATTTCACAAGAATCGTTATTACAGAATTTATCTATTTCTGCTTCTTCGTTTTTGATTACACCGAAAGTAAGTTTACCAAGTTTTTTAATTTGACTATTGTATGTCTTCTCATCAATAGCTTCATACGGCATTTGTTTGTAAGCACCATAATCGTGTCTTGGTAATAGTGAAATACCTTTCAAATGATATTGAAAGTAGTTTAAAGCAGGTGCTATTTCATCAGCTTCTGTTTTAGGATCGAATGTTACTGTACAACTTACTTGATTGTCAGCCCAATGTCTTTGCATAAATGCTGCTAAACTGAACTGTTCCCATATAGATAACTCACTCGCAGTTCTTATACCCTCACCTACATCAACAGGAACTTCAACAACCATTGTCGTATCTTCTGAACCAAATGCAGGTTCTAACTTATAACCTGCTTTTTGTAATGGTTCTATTAATTCTGAATGCTTTGAAAGTCTTACTCTCCTAGTATAGAAACGGCTTTCGGGATAATGTAAGCCTGGAGTAGCACCAGCCAATAATGAGACTGTACCACTTGGTTTAACTGAAGTAGTTTTAATGGAACGTGGAATAGCAAACCAATCACTATACATCTTATCCCATTCTTGTATTGTGTCATAGCCATTCTCCAACCAATTTTTAAACTCATCTAAACCACGATTAGTAACAAACTGAGCAACACCACTTACACTACAACCTATTCTACGATTTCGTAACATAACTCTGTTAGTGTCTGACCAATGTGTTCTACCAAGTGTTACCGATTTGGCATACAGATAAGCATATTTTAATGTTCTTTGATAATCCTCTAACGAATCGTGATTGTTTGGAAATGTCTCTACTAAACAACACAACTCATATGATTCAAGTGATTGTTCAAGACAAGGATTACCACCCATAACTCTATGGTCTTTGTTATCTCCACCGTTTTTCATACGAGAATACGTTCTCATATTTTCTAACCAAGCAAAACCTGGTTCACCATTGTCTACGATTCTTTTTGCAGCTTCTGTATAGTCCATACCAAGTTCTGCAAAGATAGAGTTATTAGATGTCCAACCATACATTTCTCTGTGTGGATTTACTTTATAATTCTTTAAGTCTAAGTATTCTTCTGACTCGGGATCACCAAAAACTATTTCAGCTGTTCTACGAACATTACCTGCTACGACACATTTACCGATAAGATTCATTATATCTACGATCGTAGTTACTGTAATTGGTTCTCCACTATTTTTCTCTAATACACCTGTGACACTTTCGTGAACTTCTTTTAATGGTTCGGGGCCTGAACTCACTCCACCAAAACCTTTGATTGGTTCACCTGCAGCTCTTACTAAACTATAATCAAATTTTATAGAACCTGCACCATGAAAATAACTTTCTAATAATAGTCTAAGTGATTCTACCCAACCCTCTCTTGTATCAGGAATTTCAAATATTTCTTCATTTCTATCACGATTTACACCTTTGACTACTATTTCACCTGCACCCTTACAATCAAATCCAACACCGACACCTAACATAGAGGCATCCATGAGGAAACAGAATGGTTTTGAGTAATCTTCTTTAATTGTTTTAGTGGATACGAATGCACAGTTATTTAATGCTGCATATAATCCTTTTTCTTCTGTGATTGCTGTTCCCATAGCCCATAAACCACGGCCAGGAGGTAAGAATTTCATATTAAAAATTCTATCATACATTTCTTGTGCTGATTTTTGAGCTTGCCATGCATTCCAACCTAACTGATAATTATCAATATGGTTTTTTTGCATTGAGTATGTTCCTTCTACAACTCTTTGAACCGTTTCCCACCATCTCTCATTTTTACCATCTTCTTTGAGACGTGAGTAGGTTCTCATATAAACTAATTCACCTAAACCATTAAAACCAAATGGTGCTTTCTTTCTCTTATACTTACTAACAAAATTTTCCGATAACTTAAACTTTTCCATTTATTTTCTGGCTCCTCTATACTCTGTAAACTTTACACAATCATAACTATAATATATATCAGGTTAAAAACTAACTATCTAATTTTTTTATGATTTTTAAATAATTTTTTCTTTTTAGTTTTATTCGAAGCCTTCTACATCATTATTCTTCATATCTTTATACTTACTTGCTAATAATTGTCTCTTAAATTCTTCACTATTATCCATTTTACCTTGTTGTTCTCTACCTGATTGGGTTGTTGATTCATATATTTCTATCTTACCAAGATTGG